TCAGTATTAATAAATAAAGACTCTAAACTTAAAGCCCCCACGAACATACCAATAGGTACTCGATTTAAATGATTATTATTTGAGCCCAAATACTTGATATTTTCAATTGGCAAATCATAACTAGCCGCAACCGACTGGACTCCTGTTAAAGGAGAATCATTAATATAAATTCTATTGAATTCTCTGCTAAATCTAGATAACATACCTTATACCTTTAATGAGAATTACACGGCTTTAAGTGTAATTATTAATATAAAAGGATAAAGGAGTAAGGTTATGCAAGAAATATACGAAGAATTATATACATTCTTGGTTTCAGAGAACGTAGAAGAAGCCAAAGTCTATTGTTTTAAAAACTGGTTAATGTGGTATATTGAAAACAATCTATATCATATTCAAAGAGGCTCAGATGGATCAATAGAGAAGGTCGTTTTTATTAGAAGATTAAATTCTAATGATATAGTTGAGTTTCCAGATTATCTTCACCCAGAGATACCAAATGTAGATCAAGTTACAAAATATAATCTACATAGGCCAGATGGAAATGTTTTTTATTGCGAACTATTAGTAGATAAAATAGAAAAAATCGATGACTTGAAAATAGAAAATATGAAATTTGCATTTGAATGGGCTAAAAATCGTTTTAATATTAACAATATTGATCCTGCAGATTTACTTTTTTATTATAAAAAAGGTCATAAAGTGAAAATACCTTTAAGAGATATGGAATCTTTGATTAGTAAAATTTTAAATTATAGTTAAGGAAAAATTTTATGGGAATGGGAATAATAAAAAATGACTTAAGGCAAGAAGATACAGGATCAGTAAATGACGCAATGATAGCATGGGCAAATAAATCATTAAGTTATAATTTTTTAAAAAACGATATTATTAAATACAAAAATATATACTGGTATTGTATAAAAGACCACTTTAAATCTGCAGAAAGTGAACCAGGAACAGATTCTGGGAATCAATATTGGGGAGGATATATCCGCATAACATATCAGCAATTTATTACAAAATTTATTTGGACTCCTTCCTATACGTCTACGGTTCAGCATAAACCAACAGTTACTACTATTAGATTTGGAAATGGATACGAACAAAGAGTTTCAAAAAGTATAAATCCAGATTTAAAAACTCTTCAATTAAATTTTGATCAAAGAAATTCGAGAGAAGCTAGAGCTATTATACACTTTTTAAAACAAAGAGGTGGAGTACAAGCATTTGGATATAATCCAGGAGATATTTACTCTGAAACAAGTTATAGAACAAGATACGTATGTAGAGAATGGGAAACTAGTTTTACATTTAAGGAGAATTATTCTGTTCGTGCAAAATTTGAAGAAGTTTCTGCATAATAGATAAAATGGAGAAATAATATGGGAATGGGCATACCTACCTTAGCAGCTTCTGATGCTAGTACATATTTTTTGCAAGCATTAGAAGCTCAAAGATCAATTAATTCTCATATACATGAAATAGAGCCAACTACTCCAATTTTTCTTTATGAAATAGATTTAAATGAAATAAGACCCGCCTCGATTTCTTATCCAAATAAAAATGGACCAGTTAAAGATGGAGTTATAAGAATTCATAATGATTTTAATTTATTTCAAATAAATAAAGGCGTTATTAAATGGAGAGGAAATCTTTATTTTCCATTCCCAATATATGGAGAACAATTTGATATAACCTCTAATGGAACAATTCCAACGCCAAAAGTTAAATTCTCAAGTCAATTTTTAGATGATGAATTTAACTCTTTTTATAAATATATTAGAATGCAAATTCAAGAATTAAAAGATATCGTTGGATCTAAAGTTACAAGAAGAAAAACATTTGTAAGATATTTAAGTCCAGATAATTTTCAAGAACAAGTAAACCCATTCAATACATTTCTTGATACTCCATGGGCTTCAAGAGATGGAGAAGTATTGACTGTAAGATCAAGAGAAAGAGTTGGAAGCATGGATTATGGGAGCTTTTCTAAATGGTTAATCTATACTTTGAAATCTAACCGAACTACAAATAAAATTTTTACATGCTTAAGAACAGATGATAGGTTAAAAACACTGGGTATAGATCTTCAGAGTCAAAATTATTTTTTAAACTCATTAGATTTTTTTAATTTATATGTTGATCAAAAAGTTCAATTTACAGCAGATGTTGTTGACTCTTTTTCTTCAGATGTTTTTATCATTCCTGGAAGCACAACTTATACAAATATAATAAAAGATCCAGATAAAGAGTTTAAAAAGAAAGGCACAAATAATACTATTAAGATTTTATCTTATGGTACTCCTGTGTCTTTTAATGGTTCTACAAGTGCTACAGCATCTTATCCAACTTCTTTTTCAGAATCTGGTTCAGAATTAGTTACGTTTTTATCATTTAAACGTAGTGATGAATCAGTTGGTGAAAATTTTAATTATTCTATAGCTTCTCAATCATCTTCTAGTTTTACTACTTATTTTTCTAAACCACTATATGGAAATTTTGAAATGAATTATTTAACTATTCCAACAGGATGCTATACTGGAATAAATAAATATTCAAATGAAGACGCAACTTTAATAAGTTTAAAATTAACTCCTAATTTTGGTTCATCAACAAGTGGACAGTATAATATCATTTTTCCAAAAAGTTTTTCAAATGTTCCAAAAATATTATTTAATAGTTGGGGAAATGCAGGATTTTTATACAATCAATATTTAGACAATATCAGTACAACTGGATGCACATTTTATGCAACTCATACAGGCAATAATGCTCAATTGCAAACTCAAAACATTAATTTAATTGCTACAGATTATATAACTGATTCATTAACGTTAACTGGTGAAGCCCAAATATATACAGCATATCAAAATATGGCAAGACCCCGTACGAATGAAATAGAAAATAAAAGAATTGATACTTATGAAGTAGAGCTAACTCCAGATATATACTATATAGATCGAAAAGTGCAAGAAGATTCTCAAAATGTAGTTTATGAATTAGCATCATTACTTGATATAGAAGGAATTAAACTTCCAGGAAGACTTTTATTATCTAAAAACTGTCCATTTACATATAGAGGAGAAGGATGTTTATACGAAAGAAAAGATAGATTAAATAAAGTTCATTCTGGTGTCTACGCAGATGTCGATCATATTGTTCAACCAATGGGTGGTCCTGGAAACGAAAGAGTAGTTACATTTAATATATCAGACTCTCAAAAGGCTTTAGGTTTAAAATCTGCACCTCCAGTAGCTACTCAAGAAGATACTTCATTTTTTCAATACACTGGAACAACTTGGATAGATAGAGGTCACTGGTCTCAAAATATTTCGTCTTATATCACTGGCAATTATATACATATTGAAAAAAATTATATAAAATATTATTTTGTTTGTAAACAAAATCATGAGCCAAACCTATTAAATGCTCCACCAAATACAAAATACTGGGGATCAGATTCGTGCTCTAAAACTTTACATGGATGCAGATTGAGATGGAAAGAAAATTTTAATTTTTCAAAATATCAATTATCTGCACTTAGTATTACTGGAACTGCTTTTTTAGGATCAACAGTTACAGATAATCTGTTAACAATTGAAGTACAGGCTCCAATAGATGGAAATGGTCAACAGCTTATGGGTGTTTTACCTTTTGGTGGATTTCCTTCTGTTGAAGGAAAATTCCAATCGCAACAAAGCCCAGGAAGTTAATATGGAATTTAATTCTCAAATTAAAAATTCTATAAAAACCTTAGCTTTAAAAAAAATGCAAGAAGAAATTTGCGGTTTGATTTATTTTAATGAAAAAGAATATAAATTTGACATTTATCCTTGCAAAAACAAGTCAGAAAATAAAAAAAATAATTTTACAATATCTCCACAAGACTATTTAAATTGTTCAAGTTTAGGAAAAATTATTGCATGTTATCATTCTCATATTAATGATAATATAGATTTTAGTGAAATAGATAAAAATAATAGTAATGTTTATAATATTCATTATATATTGTATAATGTTAAACATGATTATTTTAATTTTTATTCACCAAATAAAGAAAATAATCCTTATATAGGAAGACCATTTGTTCTTGGCAAGTCGGATTGTTTTACTTTAATGAAAGAATACGCTATCAAAGAAGAGAAAGTAAATATACAATTTCCTAAAGATTTAGTGTATCCAAGACATCTAGAAGATATAAAAGATTTATATGAAAATAACTTTAAAAATCAAGGTTTTATTAAATTAGATAAAAACGCTAAATTAGAAAAATCAGATGGAATCATGATGATGTTCCCATCTGTTTCAGATAAGTTTCCAACCCACGCAGCAGTTTATATAGGAAATGGGTTAATTTTACACCAGCCTTTTAATTCTTTTTCTTGTGTAAATATATATGACAACTTCTTCAAAAAACATACTAGTTATGTTTTGAGGTACAAGGAGCTCGCAAATGGTAAAGGTTAAATTACATGGATATTTAGGCCAAGAAATTGGCGAAGAATGGAATCTGAACGTTTCTAGCGTTGCAGAAGCATTTAGAGCCATAGAAGCAAATACAAAGAAATTAACTAAACTATTAATTAATCAATCTGAAAAAAATGCAAAATATGAAATATTAATTAATCACCGCCCACTATGGGTTCCTAAAGCTGAAGAATTACCTACAGATTATGATAAAGTAAATAAAAAGCATTTTGAAATGCTATCTGAATCTGAGATGTTTATGAACTTTAAGGATGAATTAAAAACAATAGATATTATACCAATTGTAGAAGGTGCTGGAGGTGGTGGAGGAGGAGGCGCACAAGGATGTTTTCCTACTGGTACAAAGATCTCTACTCCACAAGGAATGAAAAATATAGAGGACTTAAAAGAAGGAGACGAAATATTCTCTTTTAATAAAGATAAAAATATAGAAATTGATATTATAGAAAAAGTCTTTGAGCATGAAAAAAATAAAATTTTAAAAATTACATTATGGGATGGATCAATTATTAGAAGTACAGCTAATCACTGGTTTTTTAATGAATACAATAGATTTACTCCTTTAGAAAATTTCAAAGTTGGAGATGTTTTAATTCATGAAAGCGGTGATGTAATGCCAATTGAAAAGATAGAAGAAGATGGTAGCGAAAAAGTATATAATTTCCATGTATTAAAAAATCATACATATATTGCTAATAATATATTCGTTCATAATGGAGGCGGTGGAAAGAGTGGAGGAGGAGGCAAAGGTGGCGCTGCTGGTGGAGGTATGAAAAGTATTTTTGCTGTTTTTTTAGCTATTATTCTAGCTCCAGTTAGTGGAGGAGGTTCATTAAGTTTGCTAGGAATGTTAGCTCCAGCGATTCTAGGACTAGTTGCTCTTGGAGTTTCAATGTTACTAATGAAACCACCACCAATGGTAAGTCCGCAAGCTATAGCAAATCCATCAGCAGATTTCGAAGCTTCTCCAGATAGTGGAGGAGGAGAACCTTCTTATACATTTAATGGTCCAGTTAATACAATAGGAGAAGGTGGACCAGTTCCAATTGGATATGGAAGATTAATTATTGGAAGTCAACAAATTTTTAGTTCTTATGATCAATTATATAGAATTCAATCTAGAGCTAATAAATATGAAAGCGATGGCAAAGCTCCAAATGGAGTTGGTGCTGGAGAAAAGAATTACCCAACAAAAAGCTTTTATTTTAATCATATGGGATATCCAGTAAATATTCAAGATGTTCAAGGCTATTCGATTCAAGAAAACTCACTAGCTCTTTAATTATATGGCTAAAAAATGTAAAGATTGCGATCCAAATAAATACATCGAAGGGTTAGCCTGGAGAGGAAGAAATGGCGTTTCTTATGAT